TCGGGGACTATGGTGATAAACGCGCATGTAATAGACGGATCGGACCCGGGGGCGGTACCCGGCGACTCCACCAAATATCCCTTCATTTGAGGGATCATGGGGTCGAAATAGGATCGACGGACGTTCAAAGATGTTAGCTTTTACTCGGCGGACTGCCACCGTATCGGCGTAAAATGTACAATTGCAAATGACAATCGTGCTCCAGTGGCTCTCGCAGCGTAAGCTGTGCGAAATACTGAAACTTAACTCCATGCTATTAGCGTAGTATGGCGGGGTTCGGAGGTACCTGGCAACAGAAACCTCCACTTAAATCAGAGGGCCCATTTGCTTCGATATCTCCTTACATTCTTGGTGTTTTCATCCCCCGCCGTGGCGCAGAATGTTGATCTTCGCAATCTTCCTGACGACTTTTCCTTTGTCTCACAAGGGAGCGAGTCACGGGTGATCCTGCGGTTTATCCGGCGAGACGGCGACCAATTTTTATTTGAAGAAACAGCTGTTTATTCGGATGGCACCAGCGATACTGTGAAGGTGTGGGTAAACGCCCAAAGCCAAACTACGGCTTGGGGCCCAACGGGAACCGAAACACGTTTCACCCCGCATGATTGCGCCCCCTCTGAGGGGACCTGCTACCACACGTGGCACCATCCCGATGATACCTTCGAGATGAAGACCGAGACCTATGTAAAAGATGGCGTTTGGGTCTCAGTCGAATACTTCAGGGACGGCGATTCCTGGGCGTTTTGGGAGCGCGATTGCACGACCTATGACGAATTTGGGTTCTGGATAGATTATGTTTGGATCGGAAGCGACGGCACAACGGATGCAGGCGCGCGAGTGCAGGCTGGCGAGAACAGGCTTGATGAGCTCCGGCGCGTTTGCCAGCCCCCTCTGCTCTCCTCTTGAAAACCGCATTGCAATCCGCTCACCAATGCGCCAAAAAGCCCGCGTGGTCCCGTGGCTCAACTGGATAGAGCAGCCCCCTCCTAAGGGGCAGGTTGCAGGTTCGAATCCCGCCGGGATCACCACTCACATATATACTAACCCATTGAAATAATAGTTTTATACTCAATATTTGCACAGTAAATTAGTGAACGTTATAACTGGCGATAGTTAGTTATACGATGCAATGCGAAAAAGTGCGCGGAAATGCGCGACCTTAAAACAGGCTAATTGCGCAAAATGCGCGCAGGCGTGAAACGACAAAAAAGGCCAGCCCCGAAAGGCCGGCCATAGATTGATAGATTTTTGTGGCATTAAAGTGGGCCAATCACGTTTTAACTTGCGCGATTTCTAGCGCTGAAACAAACTCCAAAACCTGATCCGCCAAATAGGAAATATCTCGATTATTATCCAGAACCAGATCGGCATCGTCGGGCGTCAATTCCATGCTGCGAATATGCTCCACAGGCAGATGGTCAGATCGATCCACCCAAAGTACCCGATCAAACAAGTGACGCGTTTTTTCAAACTCATCTCGCTTACGCATCCCTACATAGGTGCCATGCTCAACCAGAACTTGCTCAGCCAGACACGGGCCGGGCCGCATGTTGTAGGCCGCGATTGCATGAAACCACAATGCACGGTGGTGGGCGCGGTCAGCGTAGCAATCCTGCCAAGTTTGATATAAATCGGACATCACTGGGAAAACCGCCTTTTGCGCGGCAAACTTGGAACTGGAGGCAAAAGGCCTGCCGGTGAAGTTAGCCAGCAGTTCGCCTACGGTATCCTTGCCATGCCGGCCGTGGCCGATCACCAGGAATTTAGGCCCGTCAAACATCAGAATGGAATTTCATCATCAATGTTGCCAGCACCACTCTGGTTGCCGGTTTGGCCACCTTGGGTGCCGCCACGGTTTTCACCCTGGGCACCGTCAAGCATCACCAGCGTACCAATAAATGCGCGGAGAACCACCTCGGTGTTATAGCGTTCCTGGCCGCTCTGATCCTGCCATTTGCGAGTTTCCAACTGGCCCTCCAGGTAAACCTTTGATCCCTTGCGCAAATAGCGCTCGGCAACCCCTACCAAACCATCGACCATAATCGCAACGCGGTGCCATTCCGTTTTTTCGCGCCTTTCCCCGGTGTTCTTATCCTTCCAGGTTTCGCCCGTGGCGACCCGCAAATTGCATACGCGGCCTCCATTCGCAAAAGCCCGCACCTCGGGATCGGCCCCAAGATGCCCCACCAGAGTTACCTTATTTACACTGCCTGCCATCTATATTCCTCACTGAAAATGGTTGAAAACTCGGCGTAGCGCATAGCTACGGCAAAGCGATACCACGACAAAAGCCAGCGGAATGTTGGTGGCTTGGGAAAGTGAGATAGGAATACCAAAAGCGGGCAGGATCGCCAGGTTTGGGGCATAATCTACTTACAATCATGCTACATAAACTTCAGCCTCTTGGGCTTAGACTCAGCCGCATTGACACGCAGCCTTGTGCGAGCGGCTTACTAACTCTAATTCACCTGCAGCCCTTCAGGTGGCCCGCTATATGTGAGCCGATACCAAAAAAGGTAACTCGATGGAAATATCTTGCGACGAAAATATTCATTTTTGCCGCAAGATGTTCAATGGACTTTGGACCTAAAACTCTTGATTTGCCGGGTTCGGCAGTGCAAATTCGTGAATATTATTCTCGATATCAATAATCCTCCACTGGTAGGAGAATTTCCGTTCGCGCGCTTTAAGAGCATTTTTGTGTCGCCTCTTATCTGCCGCCCAAGGGTTGCAAACCTCCCCCCAATGCCCCCTCCAGCAGTATTCGTTGAGGGTGTGCGATGATGAGTAAAAGCTGCGCGCGTTCAGTCGACCTTGCTTCAAATTGTCACGAAGTTCTTCCTGAGATACCGTGAAAACCACGACGCCATTCCGAACCAACTCAAGCCGACCAATGAAGGATAAACTCTTAATGACAAACTCTGGCCAAAAAGTTGCTGTTGCCACCACTCTTTCGCTGTGGTTGTCGTAGTGGCCTCCAGGTACTTCTGCGCCCCACTGAGTAAATGCGCCAAAATCAATATTTACCCATTGGAGTTTACCGTACGGAATATTAATAGATGGGTATCCAGTGAAATCATCGGGCGTCTCTGACGCAACGCGTAGCAGATTTTCGAGCTCCAGAAAGTTCCGGTCGAGCATGTTGATTTCCGCTCGAACCTCTCCTTCCGCTCCTTCCTGCAACTCTATTTCGCTTGTTCTATTCATCTCAAGCAAGTCATCAAGTTCCAATATCCGCTGTATAATTTGGCGTTGCATATTTTGAAGTCGGTTTTTGCGTGTTTCGAGAATCTCTGCGCTGTAGTCTGGGCGCGGTAGGTCAAATACGTCTGCCAAAGGCTCAGCGGAAAACTCGACTATTGGTGCCCGATCCCACTGAATTGAGTTGAGTGCTTCGCCAAGCTTTTCACGCACTGCATTAATATCGCCTGGCGCCACCGCAAGTATTTCGGATAAGGAGCCACTATTGTCATCGATTCCAGTGTGCAAGACTTGGAAGCTAAGTTGCACGGAACTATCAACGTTCCGAACCGCTTGCTCAAACGAAACTTCCGCCCCGCCCTCGTTTGTTGTGCCGCTCACGTGTGCGGAAATAGCCGACTTTATCTCTGAAAAGGTCGAAGAGTTGGAAGCTGTGAAAATATATAAGAGCGTAATCTCAGCCTGTCGAGATATGCTCGTTACAATGTGACTACCGACGCGTTTCTTCAGTTTTTCAATATCCCCATTTTCATTGATTTCATCGAACAGAGCATTGCCCGAGTCGGTGACATTGACTCCGACAGCACTGATCGAGTCGTACGTGCGTTTGGCCGATATTGACCATACTACATTACGCGAATTCCTAAAGATTGATCGCTCCTGAGAATAGCTCGCCTTGCCCGATGCTTTGTAGACGCCGAAGCTCGCTTTGCCGCTTGCCGATAGGGCGAGGCGGGTGGATTCTTCGAATTGTCGAAAACTGTCGATGAATTTCTGCTCTGTTCTATCCGTTGCATTTGGCGTTTCATCTGATTGATTGGCTATTTGCAAATGACCGCCAATAAGCTTGTTTGAGAGTGGTTTCTGCGGTTCCCAGCCAATTCCAAGGTGAATTTGCATTCCGGGTTCATATAAGAATTGCATCAAAAAATCCCTTATTTAATATCTGAAATTACTGTAATTGTACACGCTCGTAGGGCTACGGCAAGAGATTTTTGCACGCTAAGGGCGTGCAAGACTTGCCACAGAAGTGTGAGGATTGGTCGAAAACGAACGCTTTTCATCCAAGTGAGGCAATTAGAAAGCCACTATATGTGGAAAAACTAGATATCTCGCACGCTACAACACCGCGCTTCATCGCCACCCAGACGCCTAGCTATCTAGGTGAAACTTAGGCCCTCACGGTTCCGCAGATTAATCAGCGCGCGCTATTTTTCAAACAACATCTGCATTATCCCCTTCAAATTTTGACCAAAGCCAGCGCCACATGGTGCCAGGTGTTGGCAAAAGTATGCCCAGCACCAGCGCCGCTAATATCCAAGGCGATGGTCCCTCTTTCACAATCAGGTTTTGTACGGTTTCGGCGCGCACTTGGGTTTCCCCGTTGCTTTGCTCAATAGAGCGCGCCACGGGCTTGGTCATGGTTTGCTCTGAAAAATCTGCAGCTCCCACCACTTGGGCATTTACCCGGCCGGCCTGGACGTTTGCCGCCACATTAGGACCGCCACCACCAGGCAGCAAAGCGCCCACTTTGCTACAGCCGGTTATTGCCAACAACGCCATCAAGATAAGCGCGCGCATCAAAAGCCACCGGCCTGGACGTGCATCCAATCATAATTGCGGGCACGGCCCAGGCTAGTGAAGCCCTCAGCCTCCCAGGACTGCCAGAAACCCACGGCATCAGGCAGGGCCAGGCGTGCGCGATCCGCACCCCAGGTCAGGCGGTTGCGGGCAGGGTCGAAATCCCAGGCCAAACCAAAGGCGTGCATGGACATTGTGCTGCCGCCGCGTTTTTTGCGATAATTGTAACACCCGCCAAACAGGTGCAGCCCCAATTCCCGCAGTTGCACCGCGCTATGGCTAGCCGCGACATTATCAATGGCACGCTGACCCGCGGCCGCCACATCAGCATGGCAGCGGATGTGCGAAATTTCGGTGGATGTATCCCAGGCCAGAACCATGCGCCATGGCGAGATAATTCTGCCCGCCGTGCAAGCTGGCGCCCCTGGCTTCCCAAAGCGCTGAACAACATCGGCCTGGCGCCCAAAATTCTCCCCATCCCGATCCAAGAAGGGCACACCAAGGCCCTGCGCGCGCCACTCCAAAAAGGCGCCATCAGTGGCAACACCCCAAAAACCATCGGTAGGGCCGGGGGCAAAGCCGGCCTGGCGCAGCGATGCCTGCGCGGCCGCCACTATCCGCCGAGCAGGCGGCCAATCAAGCCTCGCCTGGTGCCCCACCCGGATGGCCGCGGCCAGGGATTGCGGCCCTGCCTTGCCATCAATAGTCCCGTTATAGCCGGCACGCGCACGTAGAACTAGCTGGGCGCTTCTCAAGTGCTTTCGATCCATTTAATCGCCCTCCTTTTCTTCATGGTCACTGGGCATGGCGAGATTAATGGCCCTGTCGGCCAATTCGGTGCTGCGCTGCTCCAGGCGGTCCTGCAAAGCCACCAATATAGTGGCACCAGGGCGGCCCAGAACGCCGGCCGCGGCCATTACCAATTGCACCGGGATAAAATCCCACTCACCCCAGGCCCAAACTGCTGCGGCCAAAACAGCCGCAAATCCGGCGGTGGCCAGGGCCGCAAATATTTTGCGGGGGTCTTTCCGGTGCCGTGCCAGAATACTTGACACCGCCAGGGCAAAAAACAGCCCGCCGAAAAACTCATAAGGGGCAAAGGATACTCCAAGCCCCGCCAACAAGAGCGAAACCCAATCCTGAGCGCCCTCTGCAACCGTGTTTCTCATTTCAATCACTTCCTTTTTAGATTAGAAAACCGCCCTTACGCACGTTTTAACATGCGATCATCCCAAGATTATTCACCGCGCCACATCAGCGGTGAAACGAAAAGCCGCCCAGCCAAAGGCGCGCACGGCCAGCCAAAAAATCCAGGCGAGCACGCATCCAATGGCCATGCGCCACGGTGCAGGTAATTCCGCCGCATCGCCCAACATCGCCTGCAAAAATTGTAAATCACAGTAGGCACGCCGGGCAGCATCGCCGCCCGCCGCATATCCTTCATCATGGCGCGCCCAGCTGGCGCTATTAAAGAAAAAACCGGAAACCCAGGTTAACGCCTGGCGCAAACCAGCCGGCGCCCATGCTGGGCCTACGCCGTTACTCACGGCCAATATTGATCATCAGCAAAATCCAGCGGGATTTCGGGCAGGTCTTTAATGGCGCGGGCGGCAAAAATATGCTGGCTTTCCCAATTCGCAGCCACCTGGCCCACGGCAAACATGGTAGGCGCATCGATCTGCACTATTTGGTTATCGCTCAAAATCCAGGAAAACGGATCAGCGCCGCCATGCCACAGGTAATTGCCAGCCTGGGCGCCGGCGCCCATAGCAAACCCCGCCAGGGTGGCGGCCCCGGTAATGCGCTTAAGGGCCCCGCTATCGTTATCAAACCGCCACACCTCCGCGCCGGCCGGAAAATCAAAGCCCCCAGCTGCGCGCCGGTTGCGCTCGGCAGTTACATCGCTTGAGGTCGCAACGGGCGTTATCAATTCAGGAGCGCCGTTATTATCAGGAACGATTTGCTGGCCTTCAGCTTGACCAGCCATCAAGGCCGTATAAGCCTCCAGTGACACCTCAACCACATCTGCCGGCATATCCTCACCATGCACGTCACTTGCATAAAACCCCTGCGCCAGCGCGCTATAAAACATTTGCATAATATTCCCCCTTAATATCCAATTGCGAAAACCCAAGCCGGCCAAGAACCAGGCAGGAATTTGGCCGATGTGACGCCAACAGTGTTGGCATAATCTGCACCACTATTTGTTGAACCCGTGCGATCCGCGGTACAGCTGACAAAAATGCAAGCGCTCGGAAAAGCAATTGGGAAAGTCCAAGTTGCTGCCGACACCTTAGACCACTGAAAGATCAGCCCATTTGGCAGCTTTGAATAGCCCGCCGGGCTAGCAAAAATATTAGCCGAAAAATCAGGCAGCCCCGTCAAATTTGAGCCACCAACCGCGGGCAGCTCGGCGCCGGCCTGAACCTCCACAACATTCCCGGCAAGCAAACCCACATTTTTGCCGGCAGCATCGCCTGCATCCGAAATCGTGGCAAGCGCTTGCACCCCGGTATGGTTTGCCCGGCCCAATATTGTGGCCAAGGCCGTGCCCGCCAGCAGCTGCGCATCCAAGCCCGAGGCCGCACCGTCAACCGTTTTAATCAAGGTCAACAGATCGGCCGCGGTTAAGCGATCCGCGTGCAACTTGCCGGCGGTTAGGTTTGAGGCATCATCCGCGCCAACAACACTGGAAAGCGGTTGCGTGCCCGTATGATTTGCCCGGGCCAAAACACTAGCCAGCGATGTGCCCGCCAGCAGCTGCGCATCCAGGCCCGATGCCGCACCGTCAACCGTTAACATTAAGGCCAACAGGTCGGCCGCGGTTAAGCGATCAGCGTGCAATTTACCCGCGTTCAAATTAGCTGCATCGCGCAGATAGGCATTTGCATCAACCACCAGGCCAGTGGAAGGATTAACTGACAAAATCAAATGATCCTGCGTGCCATCATAATAATATAATTCCGTCAACGATGCGCTCACAGACTTGGGCCAGGTCATACCGGCCGCGGCATAGCTGGGCCGGGCTGCACCCCGGTGGCCAGTTTCAACCGCCGCGATCCAGGCGTTAAGTTTATCCGCTAGGTCAGTGCCATCAGTTGTGGCCGGGTCAATTGCCCCGATTGCATATTGCGTCATAGCGCAGTCTCCTATTTCTGATTTGTTATTTCGGCGCGCTACTCTGTGCGGCCGTATCCTTTAGCAACCCAATCAAAGGTGCAGGCGACGCCGGCCCCCAAGTCATCAATGAATTGCTGGTGGAACCCGGTGCGGGTCGCCAGCGTGCGCACAGACCGCGCGCCAACCGGCAGAGATTGCCCGTCAACCGTAACGGCCGGGCGAGCCTTGAACCCTGGCGCGTAAACAATGGCCACACCCCCAGCGGGGCAAGCCACATCATCCCCGCCCTCTACGCGGTCAGGCATATCTATCGACAGCGAGTATTCAGAAACCCGCACCGCAGTGCCGGCCGCCAGGGTTTCCAAGGTTAATTTGAAATCATAACCGCGCGCCACATAATCGCCAATTTGGAAATCTTGCCAATCGGTCCAAGTAGGGAAAACCGGCGGGGTGGTCGTATCATAAAAGCGGCCCTCGGAAATCGTGCCATTGAACACACCCCCACCATCGCTACCCGCAAAGTCATTGTCGTGGAAACCCCAACCGCCCACATCGCTGCCGGCCCATTGAACCCAATCAACAGCGGCTACATCCGAACCCAACAAAGCTGGGGCGTCCTGCCCGGCCTCGTGAAACCAAATTGAAAGCGTCAAATCTGCATCCAATATGCCTAAATACAGAGTGCCGGCTTTCCCCGCCAGCATAGCGGCAGAAACAGTTACTTTAGCGCAATTTGTCGGATGGCCTGAACCGCCACCGCCACACCTAGCCACAAAGTCGTCCGCACCATTAAACCCACAGTAAAAACCCCAACCGGCACCGCCCGCCTCAACGATTGTGCCCGCTGGCGCCGCAGTAAAAGCCAGATCAATAGCAAAAAACGCATCAGCCTTTTCGTTAAACGTGGTGTTTCTGAACGCATCGCCATCGCCATAGATGGCCGGCGCGGGCAACCCAAACCCCGGCCCAGGTGCGTCCAGGGTCGTGCGGATTTTCAAATCCACACTGTACCCCTCGCCGACATCGCCGGCCAAAAGGCCCAAATTCGCTAGCACTGGCCAACCGTCCATCGTATTCGAAACCGAATAGCCAAAAGCAACCAGCCGGCCCGATACCCTCGAATTGTAAACCTCGCTTAAGTCAAAAGGCGCCGCCAGGCTATATTCGCCCCAGTAGGGGAAAACATCGCCGGGATCGCTGGAAATCAATTCCAACTTTCCTGCGTTCACCGCAAGGCTGGCGGTCTTGACGCCGACAAAGGCCGGGGCCTCATCAATGGTAGCGGCCACATTTAGGGAAGCCAGGCCCGCGGCGCTGGTCTGCACCGTGGTGGGCGCAGCGGCTAACACACCATAAACCGACACAGCTCGGATCAGGTAGGTGCCCGCCAATGCCGGCACAATCAAGCTTTGGCCATAGGCGCGCGCCTCCATATCCATTGCCTCAGGCCAGCCGCCGGAAACGGCACTGGAAAGGTGGCGAATGATGTAATGCGAAACCATTGGCCCAGCCGCAGCCCAGGAAAGGGTGGCAAATTCACCGGCAACCCTTATGCGAAAATCCGCAACCGTGGCCGGGGTAAGAATACCATTTGAAAAGATGAAATCCGTCTCGACCTCCGCACTCGGCCAGCCACTAAAGCCAATAGCAGCCACCAACACCCGATAGGTGCCTAGGGTCGCCGGGTCCAACTCAGCCAAAGCCTGGCCAACCTGGCCCACCCTAAACTCAGTTTGCACCGCGGCCGGATCAATCAAGCGCACCCGAAACCAAGCCACGCCATCAACGGCTGGGTGAGTGATTCCGGCGGACATTGTGACATTAGCCGCCACAGGTGAGGCGGTCACCGTAATGGCGCCAATTACTGGCGCCGCCGGCACGCCGGTGGCGTTAGTTGTTGCGGCCACCCAATCGCACCAGGCCGCGGCCTGGTCAATCACCACTAGGGCGCGCACCTCGTAACTGGTTGAGGGCAAAATGCCTGCAGTCACCAACAAGGCGCCACTTGCCGCATCTGCGGTGAAAGCCCGGCCGGCTGGCTCAACAGAACCCGCCAGGCGCAATTCATATTCGATGCCGCGACTATCTGCAGCCGCAACACCATCCCAAGAAAGGCTCAACGCCGGGATTTTAAACGTGCCAGACGCATCCTCAACCTCGGCCGCCACAGCTGCAAAGCTTTCAACTTTCATCGCCACCGGGGCAACAATCGCCACGCTAGGGTGATCCACTACAATTTCATCGACAGGCAGCCATGTGAAATCCCCGGCCTCCCGCTCACGCATCGAAACAGATTGCACACAGGTGGTCAAATTGTCGGAAATTTCGCCAATCTCAAACGCCTTGGCGGTGTAACCATTGCGGGCACTTGTCCAAGAAACAACGTCCAGCGGCTCCAGCATGGCGGCCTCTGGAGGCAACGCCATGTTGTGGCGCCGAAACCGGCGGCCATCTTTTATCCAGCCCATCATTAAGCGCTGCACCTGGGTATCGCTAGACACGGCCGGCAATTGCACCGAAGCCACCAACTGGCGGCCACCGTCCTCAGCTTCCCAGTCCGCATTGTAGATCGCTGGGGCCTCCTTAACCGCCCAGATTGCCGCAGGGGCGGGGTGGGTCGCATGGATCGCGTTATGCACGCCGGTGATACCTGGATAGGGCACTAGGCGCTGATTTTGGTCTGCCACCACATCATCATCCGAAAAGAAATAGACAGGCAGCGCAGGCGGCCCCACGCGCAGCTTGTAAACGCCGCCCATTTCGGCCATTTCACCGCTGCAGGCTTTCAGAATTTCCTCAATTATCTGCGCCGGTTGTGTATCCACCGAAACCTCGAAACCGGCCCTATATTGCGGCTCAGTGCCACCGGCCGCCAAGGTAATGGCAACATCACATTCATTCATTGCCGAAAACCAGCTATCCAGCGGCAGGCTATCAGCCGCGACCTTGCCGCCCCAGGATTTGCCACCAGGCAAAGCTATGCCGCGCAAAATGTTGTAAATCATCACCGCGTTGTTGCTCGATGCGGCCCAGGTGGCAGGATCGGCCCAGCGATGCGTGCCAGTGCCGCCCACAGTGTCATCCAGGCGTGGATCATAAAGGGGAATGCCGGAGGCTTCAAAGCGCACGGCCGGCATCGCATTGAATAACTCACGGTTATATTTGAAAGTCAGCACCGCATACGCGATGCCCTGGCCGATCATATCCGCGCCCCAAGGGCGTTCTGGATAGCTGGCGTAATTTTCCATCATATAAGGATCAGCCGCCACCTGGTTGCCATCATGGAACGACATAAACAAATGTGGCTTACCGCCTTCAAACATGCCTTCCTGGTCATGTGTGCCGGCGCTGGCCTGCCAATCATCCACATAAGAACCGCCCACAGATAGGCGCGAAAATGCAACGCCCGGAACATCGGAAACATCCAGGACATAAGTTAGGTAAATATTCGGGTTTGAACTATTATTGGGGTGACTATATGGCGGGGCCACCATGTTGCCGGCCGTGGCATATAACTGGCCTATGATGAAGCTTTGCGGGTTATTCCCACCGGCCGTGGTGGTTTCCGTCTTAATGCCTGGCGCGCGGGTTTTAGGGGCCAATGCCGATGCCAGGGCCGACAGTAAAAGCGATGTGCCAATGCGCACAATAAAGGCCGCTATGGCGGTGGCAGTGGCACCACCGCCAAGCGCCACAGCAATGGACGCAGTAATAGGGTCGGCAGAGGCCGCACGCGGCATTAGGGCCAGGATGGCGGCAAACAGCGCTATTCTTATTTTCTTCATATGCGGAATGCCCTTTTAATATGTAGGCGATTAACCAAAGCCATGCCCGATGGCGTCAAAACATAAACATGCGCCCCCTGGATGATCCCGAGGGCATCGCTGCCGGCATCACCCGGCATCACTGCCAGATCGCCCGCCTGCGCAAAGGCCGGGGCGATTTCGGAGAATATGCTGGCCGCCAAATCCACATGGCTATCAAAGCCGGCTACTTCCAAGGCCCTGCGCCCCGCGGCCAGGCTGCGATAGCTGCCCCGCCAATCCGCGGCCAAATCGGTGCCGGTCATAGCCTGCACGGCACCGGCAGCAAACAAGGCGCAATCATGGGCGCCTGGCTGGAACTTCAAGCGGACAACCTGCGCCAAATATTGCGCAAGCTGCAGGCGCCAATCTGCCTGGCGCGCAGGTGCTTTCTTAATCTCCATCGCTCCGCCCCTTTTCCTCTGGCCCGGTTGACACGCCTACGGTTATCGCTGGCGCCTCGGCCACACGCTTTTCGCCCCAATAGACAGGCACCGCCCCGGATATATCGCCATAACGCCGGAACCGATCCCCAGCCGTTGCGCGGTGGGTTTCATCTGATTTTTTGAGCGCAAGGGCGCGCGTTAGCAGCCGGGTTTCGCTCACCATTTCGACAGAACACGCCGGCGCGCCACCAACTGCGGCCGTGTCGAAATCTATAGAATTAACCAAGCCCCGGAAGATGCGGTGCGGCTCACTTACCAGCTGGCGGGTGCCAGGGTCATAAAAGGCCCGGTGCAACTCAATTGGGGCAAAACGGGTGTCATATGCCTTCGCCAGGCCCTCAACCTCTGGCGCTATAGCGGACATTTCCAGCCGCACAGTGCGCACGGCCAGCCCGGCGCTGGCGGTAATCGCATCCAGCTGCAGCAACCCACCGGCGCCGGCATAGTTTCGGCTCACCCCTTCAATTGAAAAACTGGCGTTTTCCTCCCCGGTCCAAAGGCCAATAGTTTCGGTGGCGCCGGTTTCAATATTTCGGGCACTAATCCAAGCCAAAGTGCGGGCGATCATGCCCGCACGGCCGGCCAGATAGTCGGCCGTTGCCATGTCATAATTGCGCATTTTTTGCCCCTACCTTAACGATTGACGAAATTCAAAACCGATGCCAGAAGTCACACCGTTTCGCGTGGTGCCATCGCTCACCGATCCCGGCACAATTACGGCCTTAAAATAGGGCTTAACCAACTCCACAGCCGCATCCACAGCTGCGCCGGGGCGCAGGTGGGGCGTGATTGTCAAATAGCTAGAGTGCCCGCTGCCATCGACTGCAGCCGTTTTGGCGATGCGGTGCAGTGCCCGGCGCTCTGGGGCGCTGCCATAACTAAACGAAAGCATATCGCCAACGCTCAAAACAAACCAACCAGGCAGGCCTTTAAGGCTGATCTGGCTGCCAGGTTCATCAACCGCCTTGATCAGCGGCGAAAACCCAGAAAGGGCGGCGCCAATCGGATCCGACGCCGGGCCATGCTGGTTTTTCTTGTAAGCTAGGAATGAACCGCCAGGCACATCCAAAGCCATCAACAGCGCGGCGATTTCATCCGCGGCGCGGGCCTTCACTGCCGGCAACGCGACTGCGCCACGCCATAGCGCTGGGGCAACCTCTGCGGTTAATATTTCACCGCCGCCCAGGCCGGTGGTTTGACGCTGGGGTGGGCATGATAATTTTACATCGGTCACTGGCAATAGGTCCAGAAAATCCGCGCGAGAAAGGGGAAAAGTAAAAGCCATCAGCTGATCCTCCGCGGGTCATTGCTTATTTGTTGCATCCGGGCCGGCAGCGCATTGCGATCATATTGGGCAATGCCCTGGCTCACCCCAGCCCGCACCATTTCGGTGATTTCGGAATTGCCGCGGGCGCCGTTTACGCTGATATTGATAACCGGCGAGGCATTGCCGCCACCACCGCCCGATCCGCCGCCGGGCTTAGTATGATCAATCACGCTTTCTTGCGGGTGCATCATTGCCATAAAGCCACCCTTGCCATCCAGGCCGCCGGATCGCGGGGCGCTGCCTGTATAGCCGCCGCCATCAAAAGACGCGCCAGCGGTGAAAATAGGCGCCAGGGATGCAAAAATATCTGACCCGCCAAACAAGCCGGTGAAAGCTGCCTTGGCCGCCATGCTGGCCAATTGCGACAGCAAGCCAGAAACCGCGCTGCCCGCGCTCTCAGAACCCGTTACAATCGAAACAAAAGCATTTGCGGCCATATCCTCCAGGCGCTTGGCGCCGGCGGCCGCCGCATCAAACTTTTCTTCGATAGCACCGACACCCGCCGCATATTCTTCGGCCGAAATTTCACCGGCGTCATAAAGCGCCTGCAGCTTGGCCATTGTGTCGGCATAGTTGCCGCCAGCGGCCTCGGCCACACCAAATTCCGCGGTGATCCGCGCCATAACATCCGCGTAATCGCTCAATTCTGGGATCGCGATGGCGGCCGCGCTACCCGTGCCGGAAATTGCAGCCCGCGGGCCGCTTTCAATCGGCTGCACGCCGGTGCCATCAATCGACACAACGCCACCAGATGCGGCTGCAATCCCCGTTTCCAGGGTCGCCATGTTTTCAGCGCTGCGCCGCAGCTGCCCTTCCATTTCATCGTTTACATCCAGCAAGCCCTGGCGCTCGACCAACAAGGCCGCTAGGCGCACCTGCTCAGCCTCAAAAGCATCAGCGAAACGCGCTGGAGCGTAATCCAAGGCTACAATACCGTGGCTATCCATGGCAGCCCGCGTGTCGTCAATTTGCTGGGTTAGGCTGGCCCATTCATCCGAACCAAGCGCCAGGGCTTTATGCTCAGCAATAATCGCCTTAACATTTTCATGCCGGGCCTTGGCTTCCTCCAGCTTTTGCGTGGCCGCGGCCACACTCATATTCACACCATTGCCCAGGGCGGTTTCCAGGAATTGGCTTTGCCTAATTTCATCCCCAAGGGCGGCCACAAGGTTATCCGTGGCAATTTGCAGCTGGGTTTGCGGGTTCAGAAATGCCTGCACGGCATTTATGGCCGCAACCAGCCCGCGGGCAAAGTCAGCGATAGCCGTGGCCCCACCCACCAAAAGCGGCGCCAATTCGATAAGGGCGCTATTCAGCTGGGCCGAAATAACCCGGCTCATTAGGTCCAGATTTGTTTGCGCTTCCTCTGCGCCCCGGATCAGGCTTTCATCAATTACGATCCCCAAATCGCGGGCCTCTTGGCGCATCGCCTCCATACCGGCGCTGCCCTCGCGCAACAGATTAACCATCGCCACGCCTTCGCGCCCAAACAGGGCCGCGGCCCGTGCTGCGCGCTCGGTAGGCTCCACAATGCTGGCGATTTCATCCGCAACCACAGACAAAGCCTTGTCCAGGCCCATTGTGGCCAATTCACCGGCATCTAGGCCCATTTCCTTCAACGCCTTGGACGCGGCACCAGAGCCTAAAGCAGCCTCGCCCAGGCGCTTATTGAAGCGTTCCATAGAACTATCCAGCGAAGATTGCGCGATGCCGGCGCTTTCCGCTACCGTGCGCAATTCCTGCAGCGCATCGGTGGTAAGGCCCATTTTATCGGCCGTTTTCCCAATATCATCTAGGGTCGCCACCGTGCCCTTTAGTTTCGCTATCAATGCCCCAGCGCCCAGGGCGGCAATCGTCACCCCCAAGCGCTTGCTGGCCATGCCTAACACGCCGAAATCCCGGGTTGTCCGGGAAAGATGGCGCTGGCCATTTTTTGAGAAGCGCTCCACCTTGCGCAAGCTGCGGTCCATCGCCCTATCAAACTCGCGAGTGCGCGCTGCCAAGACAATGTTCATCTTTTCTAATTCGCTCATCCGTAACGCTCCACAAGTTTGGCCACCTCAGCATCGCTCGGCGCTGCGGCCCCTGGCTTTTGTGCCTGGGCCTGCTCGTCATAGCCTTGCTTAACCAGCATCCAATCGCACGGGATCATCCTCCGCACATCATCCGGCCGAAATCCCAACGGGATCGCGGACTTAATTAACAGCCGCACCCGCCAGGCGCGGCTTACGTCTTTTTTTCGGTATCCGCCCCTTGCGCATCATCGGCGGGGGTTTCGCCTTCATCGGCGGCATCTGGCATGAAAGCCACACCGATCAAGCCCTGGGCGATTGCGTAAAGTTTCGGCAGCTGATCCGGCCCCAATTTGTCCAGCAGCGCATCCGCTTTTTCATCATCCATACCGGCGCCAATAAGGCCCAAAGCCACAATGTCGCGCACCTGGGTGCTTGTTGGCTTTTCGGATTTTCCCACAAAGCCATCCCAGGCCTGAAAAATGCCACAATGTTGATCCTCGAAACGCTCAATTTCCGCGTTGCGCAGGATCATTTTGCGGGACCGGCCGGCCAGCTTTTCAGCCAGCCCGCCCCGCGGTGCTTTTGCCGAAATCATTAAAGTGCCGGTGGGGTAGGTGGTTCAGCAGCGAACACAATTGCGCCAGTGCTTTCAGCTGAAATACTGAAGGTCATGGCTCCATCATCGCCAAATTCCACTTCCAGCGAAAACGTGCCGGAAAATGTGCCAACATTCGGCACCACCAGCACAAAATCGTCAGTAGCATCCTGGCTCATTGCAATGGATGCAAGGCGTGCTTCGCTGGCATCTTTTACCAGCTTGCCATCACCCGAGAATGAAACGGATTTCACCCCGTCCAGGCTGGAACGCCAAATAATGCCCTCAGGCGTATCTGCGTCCGGGATTGTTACATCAATCCGCTCGTTGTTGATTTTCAAGCTCTTGCCGGTAATCCCGGCAAAGGCGGTGAATACACCTGCGCCATCGCCGATTTTCAGCAAAAATCCGCGGCCTACTTTTTGGGTCATTTAAAGCCCCTCCTATGTTGATTTTGTGCCTTGCACAGTGTTGCGGTGCCTATCCCCGCTGGTTAGGCCTCCAGGCGGACCTCAAGCGATAGCTTGCCCTCATAGGTCGCCCCATCACTCTTGCGGCAAACCGCCCAGGTCTGCACTTGGATTTCGGTAACGGCGAACCCTGCCACCGTCAAAACTTCCGGGCGCTTGTGCAGCGCGGCCTCTATAGCCTCACACATCCGCCCGGCTTGGATACGCCCAGCAATCGGCCGGCTATGCGACTCCAGGCCCATAGTTATCTTTTGCCCGCGGGTGCCATCGGTATCATCAGGCACCGGGGTAATCAGGCCAAAACGGATATATGGGAAAATGATATTTTCGCGCGGTTCATCCACCACCCGATCCCCAACAAACGCGGACACATCAGGATCAGCCAGCAAGGCCGCCCGAATTGCCGCTATTGCCGCGGTCATAAATCCATCAGCCATTTGAAACCTCTTTTACCGCTTTTTTGATTGCCCGCTTCATCCGACCCTTGAATTTCTTGGCGAGGTATTGCCGGGTGGTCCAAACATAATGGGCACCCTCGGTGGTGCCGCGATCCCCGCGCTTGCGGCCATGTTCTATCGAATAGGCGCGATCTTTATCTGCTTGGCCTGCATCATTTGCGATCACCACCACCGTGCCCTTCATGCCGCCTTTGGAGTATTCGGTGGTGATATTAGCCACGGTTTCCCCGGTTACATCCGGGGCCAAAGTGCGCGCCACGCGGGCGCCTTCCTCGGTGTTTAGCCGGATCGCCTTTTTTATGTGCTGGCGCGCCGCATCTGGCAGCTTATCCATTTGCCGCATTAGCTTTTTTTGCCCGGTAATTTTCATTCCGTTGCGCCGCCGCGCTCCAGGGAAAACTCCAGGTGCCGGGCGTTTCCATCGGGATCAATCGGGGCGCCGGTGATTTTCCAGGTATGGCCCCGCACCAGAACGCGATCCGCCCCGGTAATATCATGGGCCGGGCCGGTCAAACTGGTGCGCACCCGCAAGGTGCCGGTGGCGGGCGCTTCCAGGCGGCCAGCTGCGATCTTTTCCTTGCCGGTGGTTTCGCGCAAATTGCCGCGGATTTCCAGCAAGGCTTGCCAGGCGGGTGCCGCCGGATTGCCATAAGCATCCAGGGCACCATCATCAGCCTGGCGCTCAAAATTTGCCAGGTCGCGAAATCTCATAGCTGCCATATCAAGCCCCCAGATCGCGCCAAGGCGCAAGCAAACATTGAACGCCCAGCGGCAAAGCAACCGGCGCGCCCATCACCACAGCATCGCGGTTTTCGTAATAGTGCCCCACCAGCAAGCGCACAGCCTGCAGGATCGGGGCGGGCCAAACGCCCGTAAATTCGGTGTCAAGATCGCGGCGCAGGTGCTTAACCACATGGGCCTCGGCCGCGTCGATATAATCTTGGATTATAACATCATCGCCGGTATCACCGGCGGGCAATGCCAAATGCGGCTTTATGGCCGCCGGTGAAAGCTGGCTCATTATTTACCAGACTTACCAGCTGACTTTTTCTTACCAGCTGACCCTTCGGCCTCAGCTTTGGCGGCCAATTCCGCTTCAGCGGCACTCGCCGGGGCAGAAACCAGAACCACGGCCGTGCCTGCTTCTTCCGCCTGGGCCTTGGTCAGCTTTTCCATTGGCCCGCCCTTTTCTACATGCGGGGCTACAGCCGCCTGGGCCTTTTTGTTCCCGGTCAGATTATAGATAATGCCAGGGCGAAACGTGCCGGCAGCCGTGTGGCGGGTGGAATTTACTTTAACAAACATTTGCTTGCCTCTCGTTTGAAAATGAAAACCCGCGCGGATTACCCC